GGCGTTGAAAGAAGAGTATTATATACGGACAAAAACGGATGAATATGTCATCAAAGCAGTTGAAAAGGGCGAGACATACAACAAATACACCGCAGTGCTAAACGTGGAAGAACTTGAGGGAGAGGCGTTTGCGTATGGTTTTGCATCGCAAGAACAGACTATAAGAGCATGCCTTGAATTTGCTTTCGAGGATACGGGATGGACTGTAGGAACATGTGAAATAACGAAAAAGAGAACGATAAACATCGAAGAGTCAACAACTGCATGGAAAGTGTTGCAGTCATGCCTAAAAACCTATAGATGCGAATGCAATATAGATACTCTGAATAAGAGGGTAAATATATATGAACATATAGGGCGAGACAGAGGATGCTACTTTGTAGAGGGAATGAATCTGCGAAAACTGACAATAAATTCTGATACATACGATTTCTATACGAGAATATTGCCGTTGGGAAAAGACGGGATATCAATAGAGTTCCTGCACGGAAAAGAATATCTTGAAAATTATCAATACAGCACAAAAGTAAAGACGTATGTATGGAAAGATGAAAGATATACGAACACGACGAGTCTCATGGAAGATGCAGAGGCAAAACTTGAGGAAATGTCAAAACCGTATAAAGTATTTGCAGCAGATGTGATCGACCTTGCAAAGCAGAATCCGGACTATAAAGATATTCTTGATTACGGAATCGGAGACACAGTGAGAATGGTGTCGAAAAAGACGCATACACGGGAAAAACAAAGAATCGTAAAAATCACAGAATATCCGGAAAATCCAAAAAAGAACAAGGTTGAATTATCAAACACGACAAAGACATTTGCGGAGGTTCAAAAGACAGAGGCAGAGTTGTCAAAGAATGAAACGATTGACATTGCCAACAAATCCACACAAAAAGTGCTAGAGGACAAATATTGGACAAAGAAAGAAGTAGAGTCTCATATTACAGCGTCAAAAGAAGAGGTGAGTTTAGGCGTATCAAAAATATATGAGACGAAAGACGCTGT